AATGAAATTCACAGCCAAAGTTCAGACATTGGTCTAGGTACAGATGATTTTGGTGCAGGCGATCAAGGTATGATGTTTGGTTATGCTTGTAATCATACACCTAGTATGATGCCAGCACCAATTCATTACAGTCACCAAATACTAAAAAACTTAAAAACAAAGCGCGGTGCTGTACTAGGTCCAGATGCTAAAAGTCAAGTAAGTGTAGAATACTATGGTGCTAGACGTGATGGTATCATTAAACGTGTGGATCAAGTTGTGATAAGTACACAGCATACCGAAGGCAATGTCGAAGAAGCAAGACACATTTGTAAACTTGCCGCAATAGAAGAACTAGGTGATTTAGTAGACGATAACACTGTATGGCATCTTAATCCGACCGGTAACTTTGTTATTGGTGGACCTGATGGTGACAGTGGACTCACAGGTAGAAAAATTATTGTTGATACATATGGCGGGTTTGCTCCCCACGGCGGTGGCGCATTTAGTGGCAAGGATCCTACCAAAGTAGATCGTAGTGCTGCATATATGGCACGTTGGCTTGCTAAAAACGTTGTAGCAGATAACATGGCAGACTGGTGTAATATCCAATTGTCATATGCTATTGGCGTAAAAGAACCAACAAGTGTTTATGTTGATTCAAACGGACATAACAAAAGTATTGCTAAGTTTATTCAACAAGAAATAGACTTAACACCAAAAGGTATTATTGACAGATTTGATCTGTTCAACTATACTGATTACAGTAAAAACTGTACCTATGGACACTTTGGAAACAAAGATGTTCCATGGGAAAACATAGGATGGTAAAAATGAAATCGAAAGTAATAGCCGGAACTACAGCAGGACTTGCCCTTTGTCTAATGTATGTAGGATTTAAATGGGGCGAAGATATGATGTTCATTGCAGGAATTTTTGTCGGTATCAATGCTGTATGGGATATTGTCGAACTTGTTCAAGGCAAGGAAGTTAAGTAATGTTTGATAAGATCAAAAAAGCAGTACTTGGTGATCCATCAAGTATTAAAAAGTCGCGACCTACGGCATCTAGTAAAAAGAAGAAGTCTGAAAAAGAAATTGCCACAGAAGCAGGCGAACCATGGGTAAGCGTACTTGGCATGGAGCTAGATACAGATAGTTTAGAACGAGGTGCATTTGAATTAGATTGGAATGATATTTTCATTGCTAAACTAGTTCGTGCAGGATATCAAGGAAAAGAAGATGCTGATCTAGTAGATCAATGGTTCCAAGATGTTTGTCGTAATGTAGTCCTTGAAAGTTTTGAAAAAGAACAAGCAATGGGCAATGTTGAAAATATAGACGAACACAGGAATGCATACAAGTGATCTACATAAATGGTGATAGCCATAGTGCTGGTGCTGAACTAATAAAAGACTATTCATTTGCAGAGGACGATCCTCGATTTTTTGCTTGGGGTAAAAGAGCTCACCCAGAAGCAGTTCCGTTAACTTACGGTTATAAATTAGCACAACAATTAAATCAGCCTTTTTTTCTAGAAGCAGAAAGTGCTAGTAGCAATGATAGAATAATAAGAACAACACAAAAAACTATTTCAGAAACTATCGATAAAAGTAAATTGTTTGTTATAATCGGATGGGCAACATGGGAGAGAGAAGAATGGCAAGACGGAGAAACGTATTATCAACTTACCGCAAGTGGTACCGATTCTGTTCCAGAACACATGGAAGAAGATTACAAGCAATGGGTATTAGCGCAAACAAAAAAAGAATTAGATAGAAAAGTTAATAATTGGCACAACCGTTTACATGATTTTCATTTAGAACTTAGAGAACAAAATATAAAGCATTTATTTTTTAATACGTATCTTCATTTTAGTGAACATGCAGTGCCAGAACAAAAAGATTGGCATAATCAATATATAGATCCTTATTCAATTGACAGTACTTACTACCACTGGTTAAAGAATAATGGTTACCAAACTGTTAATGGCAACAGTTATCATTATGGTGCAGATGCCCATGTTGCATGGTGCAAACATATTTTGCCCATAGTAATGACTCAATATAGTGGAATAAATGACTTGACTAATAAGCCAAAGCGTAGTATTATAACTAAGAATAAAGTTCAACCGTTTACAGGATTAAAAAAGTAATGGCTACATATCTACTAGTAGATACTATGAATACATTCTTTCGTGCAAGACACGTAGTACGTGGTGATGCTGAAACTAAAATTGGCATGGCTATTCATGTAACACTAAACAGTATTAACAAGTGTTATCGTAAATTTAATGCAGATCATGTACTATTTGCACTTGAGGGACGCAGTTGGCGCAAAGACTTCTATACTCCGTATAAGAAGAACAGAAGCGACAAGCGGGCGGCACAGAGCCCTACAGAGCAAGAAGAAGATCGTTTGTTCTTTGAAGCATATGATGACTTTACTAAGTTCGTAGGTGAGCGCACAAATTGTAGTGTAATGCAATGTCCTATTGCAGAAGCAGATGATATTATTGCACGTTTTATTGCACTGCATCCTAATGATACTCATATTATTGTAAGCAGTGATACAGACTATGTACAGTTGCTAACACCTACAGTACATCAGTATAACGGCATTACAAATGAAATGATCCGCTTGGACGGTGTAGTTGATGATAACGGTAAGCCTGTAAAAGATAAAAAAACAGGCGAGCAAAAAGTTCCTGCAGATCCTGCTTATCAACTGTTTAAGAAGTGTATGCGTGGCGATGCTACTGACAATGTATTCAGTGCATATCCTGGTGTACGTGAAAAAGGTAGTAGCAAAAAGGTTGGTCTGTTAGAAGCATATGCTGATAAAGAAACAAAAGGCTTTGCTTGGAACAATCTAATGCTACAGCGGTGGGTAGATCATAATGGTGAAGAACATCGTGTACTTGATGACTACGAGCGCAACGTTACACTAGTTGACCTTACTGCACAACCTACAGAGATTCGTGATTATGTTGATGATATTATTCGTGAACAAAGTGTTGTTAAGAACAAGCCTATGGTTGGCGGACACTTTATGAAGTTTTGTGGTAAATGGGATATGCAACGTATTGCAGAAAATGCAACACAGTTTGCAGAATGGTTAAATGCAAATTATGTGGCGGAGGATAATAATGCAGTTCGTGGCTAAACCTGTACTAGAAGATAAATTTTGGATACTAGAAGATAATGGTCAAAAAGTAGGAACTATTCGCAGTAACGAAAATGGTGTCACGCTACAAGTTGGCAGTGAGAATCAAACGTTCAAAGCACTAGAAGAACTTAAACAAAAGATCAGTGTTAGTTTCTCAGGCAAAGAGCTTGTTAATAAAGAAAAAGAAGAATTTGACGTACACGGTTTTGCTTGCAAAACACAACCTTATAATGCTATCTATGACTTAAAGCGTAAACTTCCATTATATACAAAAACAGAAAATAGCCAGAGTTTCTTTTGTGCCGGATACTATGTAGTACATTGGGAAGATGGTAGTCATAGTCCTAGTTACTGTCCTAAACTTATTACACTAAGTAGATATGAATTCGATGGACCTTTCAAAACAAGAATAGAAATGCAAGAAACACTACGACGAGCAAATGGCTAGACCACAGTTTCCAAATTTAGATAAACTAGCACACGGATGTATGAACTTACGCAAAGACAGTTTAACTGTTAATGCGCAAGATGCCAGAGGAATTTCTAACGATTATACTCGACTACTTGAATATATCACAGAATTACAGGATAGTATAATCCAATTACAAAAACAACAAAATGATATAATACAAGTAGAACTAGACGGTGATACTTTTTAATTAAGTACGCACTTTTTCGATAAATAATATTAGCATATTATAAGTGAGATCGAAAAAATGAGTAGACCAAAGCCCACTGTTCTATTAGAAAAAGTCGAAAAAGAAACATACAAAACCGAACAAGTTCTTGCTAGCCAAGGCATCTGGGCGGTTTATTATCAAAACAAACCAATCAATCTTAAAACATTCAATATGCTAATCAGCTACCCAGGACCTAAATATAAAAAGGTTTCCTTTAGTAATCCGGGACATGCTATCAATCTAGCAAAAAAACTCAATAAGCAATTTAATACAGACGAATTCACAGTAGTTGTTCTAGACAAAGGTACAAAGATTTACCCTGAATAAGATGCCCACAAAAGATGAATATACCCAAGCATTTATACAACATAATCCAATTAGAGATTGGAAAGACTACGAAGAAGCATATCAAACAGTTTGGCATAATATTAGACAAAATGGTGGGCTTAGACTAACACAACAAGGTTGTATTTTTCTTGTTGATGTAGTACAATTAGAGTACTTTGAAATAGATTTAAAAGAGATATCAGTAAGCAATAGATTTTTGATAGACTTAGATAGATTCATTAAATGCCCATATTATTTACAATCAGGTCGAACATCAATGATGAATGGTAGATTTAAAAAAATACTTTTGTTTGATAAAAAAGTTTATTTCGCACTCACTATGTATAATAACGATTTTGAAAAGTTTTTAAATGCACACAAAATTTAAACATTGGCATACCAGAGAGCTAGAAGATACACATTGGAAGTGGATCGTTACAGCAGAAGTGCCCAGCGATACTCCTAAAGGAAAACGTCAATTTCTTGCTTGGATGCATGAGCACTTTGGAGAACCCGGTAATCGTTGGAGCATACGTTGGAGTATGTTAGGTGTAGATATACGCTTTCATGAACCAAAGGATTATTTTACTTTTACCATGTTTCATACTATTGAGCCAGAACTAGACTAAATAATATTGTTAAAAGAATTCGCAAGTTGGGATAAGGCGCCAACATGTTCGCTCTAATTTTATTAGGGCGGTTTTTTTTGACTAAAAGGTTGACATATCTCTATCCTGTGCTAATTTTAATAGTAAGTTAATTTTTAGGAGATAGATATGAATTTAGTTATTGCTATTATGTGTTTGTTTGCAGGACTTGCTGCATTTTCTACCGCTATATTATATGCTAATCCGTTTGTTGCACTAATAGCAGTTGGTGTTATGATGCTTGGCGGACATATTATTAACAAGGAAATATAAAATGAAAAACGGTGATCTTGTAATGCTTGAAGGCACTAGTCGTCACGGTAAACAGCGTATTGACTTGCATGGTAATCCATGGACTATCGAAGCGCAAGGCACGTTTAACGGTACTAAGGCTGTGCGTATGAAAAGCCACAGCGAATCATTTAACCTGGGTCAAGGTCGTAAAATGCACGATCTACGCTGGGTATTCCTTAAGGACGATCCAAACTTCCGTGTAATATGCACAGAAGACACTCTAGCAAATATTCTTAACGAAAACATCCCAACAGATTGGACACTATCATAATGTATTGGTTAGAAGTAGCAATGCCCAATGGTGAACTTATGGTTTGGGAATATATGGAACCTACGAAAATCTTATTCATTCGCAACAATTATATGCAACAAGGCTGCAAAGTACGCACCGGCAAGCATAATAAAGGTTGACATATCTGCGTAAGATGTTATGTTTAATAGTAAGTTAATTTTTAGGAGAAAGATAAATGTCAGCAGTTGATGCAAGAACCGTTACTGTAAAAGAGGCAGTAAGCCGTGTAACTCGTGCAATTAAGAAGGATCGTCCAGTGTTTATTTGGGGACCTCCCGGCGTTGGTAAGTCTGAGATGTGTCAGTATATTGTAGATAGCGGTGCGCTTGGTAATGCTAAGTTGATTGATATTCGTGCTAGTTTGCTAGATCCTACAGATGTTCGAGGCTTTCCTGCACCGGACCTAGCAAACAACAGAATGGTTTGGTTACCTCCTGTAGACTTTCCTACAGAAGCAGAAGCTGCAAAATACGACAATATTGTTATTTTGTTTGACGAACTTAACAGTGCCGCACAAAGTGTGCAAGCCGCACTTTATCAATTGATTCTCAACAAAAAGGTTGGTCAGTACGAACTTCCTAAAAACGTTAAGATTGTAGCAGCAGGTAACCGCGAGAGCGACAAAGGTGTTACATATCGTATGCCTACTCCGCTTGCTAACCGTTTTGTACATATTGAGGTACGTTCAGACTTTGATGCTTGGTTGGATTGGGCTGTTACTAACAAAATCCATGAGGATGTAGTTGGTTATATTTCGTTTGCTAAAGCAGACTTGTTTGATTTTGATCCACGTGCAAGTGGGCATGCTTTTGCTACTCCTCGCAGTTGGACTTTTGTAAGTCAGTTTTGCGAAGATGAAGATGTTTCAGATGCAGAACTAACTGACTTGGTTGCAGGTACAGTAGGTGAAGGCATTGCAGTAAAGTTTATGAATCATCGTAAGTTTGCCAAAGACCTTCCGCTTCCAACAGATATCCTTGCTGGTAAAGTTAAGGAGTGTAAAGTAAAAGAGATCTCTGCACAGTATGCACTTACAATTGGTATGTGTTATGAACTGCAAGATACTTTTGAGAAGATGGGCAAGGATGATGTCGATGGTTGGCACAAACTTGCAGATAACTTCTTCCGCTTTATGATGGACTTCTTCCCTACGGAGATGACTGTTATGGGTTGTCGTGTTGCTATTAACCAGTACAACTTGCCTTTCCAACCTGATAAGCTCAAGCACTTTGATGAGTTTTATGAGCGTTTTGGTAAGTATGTTGCTGCTAGTAATGAGGACTAATCCATGTATTTGAAAAAACAAACATTACAAGACGACTTTGGCATATGGTGGGATATGCCAAAGTATCGTAACAGAGATTTCGAAGCAAAACAATATGCTTCGAATATGATTACCAAAGTCAATGTGGGCAAGTATGGTTGGCCCGGGCCTGAGAAAGATGTAAAGTATTGGGTTGAATTAGACAATGGTAAAGTAGTTGGCTTCCGTCACGGTATAAGTGAGGGCGGTCAACGTAGAGCAAAGTATGCAGAATTTCCTGTGTACGAAAAAGGTTGACACTTACCTTAAAGGTGTTATTATATAAGTCATGGTCGAGTATGACCGCTAACCCCTAGGGCAAGATGCCCGCTAATGGAGACATTGATGAATACACATGCACAAAAGATTAACTCGCTTTATGACGTTGCCGAGAGCAACTTTGTAACACTGCAAGAACGCCTAGAAAAAGCACTTGCTAAAGCACCATTTTTCAAAGGACAACTCGAAGCAGTAGTAGACGAATTTCGTCGTCGTAACTGTATGCCACCATGTGAACGTGGCTGGACTAAGTTTGAAGATATTAATCTTTGTAATGCTATCAATGTCCCGTTTAACACTATCTTAATTGATGAAACTATGCAACGTGAAGTTAACATGCGGCATATCCTTAAGATCCTGTCATACTTTTCAGAGTCGATGGTAATGGCTATCCAGGTATACGAAGATGAAAATCGTCCCGGTAGTTACATTGCATGGGATGGGCAGCATACCTCTATTGCACTGCACATTATCCTTACTAAAGTGTTTGGAGAACGTGCTGCTACTGCAATGGTTCCTGTTGTTGTGTATAGCGCAAAGCAGAAGTTAGAGATTCGCAGAAACTTTATTTTGCTTAATGGTGAGGCTAAAGAAACACTGGACTTTATTGATACCTACAAGCAGATGGTATATGGTGTAAAAGTTGATGGTGCTGAATATCCAGAATGGCTAGACACTGCACTTAAAAACGACTATCTTGCAGAAGCAGGACTGTTTGCTACACATGCTAAGTTTGGCGATGAAGACGAAGCCGGAGCATTCACACTACTTGCTGACACAATTATGTCAAAGAGCCTTAAGACTCGTAAAGATCCAGAAGTAACTCGTATGTTTGCGCAGTACTGGACTTACTTGAATGAAGCTCGTCCAGTTCGTGCTAAAGAAGCAAGGCAGTTGTTTGAATATTTTAACCTGTGTTTTGAGCAAGGTATTACAGTAGACAACGAATACTTACTAGAAATGGTATCCTTTACTAAAGAGTTTTTTGAAGCAAACTTTGGTGAAGATGGTGTGTTCTGGGATAAAGTAAAGATGTCATATACACGTTGGTATGCACAGGCTAATAAAGAGAGCTATGCAGAGTTTGGTCTTAAAGGATTTACTACAGAAATGCGTACAGGTATCCCATTCCTTATTGCACAGATGAAGAAGTCAACAAACTTAGCAACTCCTAAGTATACTCCAAACAACGGCTTTACTGTTATTGCAGAGGACCTGTGGTCATAATGGCAACGTTACGAGATCCAAGCAAGGATAAACTAAAGAGCAATGCGGTATTGAAAGAGCAGTACCGCACTGCTCCAACCTGCATGCTAGAAGATTGCGATAATGAAATTAGCATGTATGATGGGCCTGGTAGTAACATACTGTGTAGAGAGCATCAACTAGAATGTGTAGAGTACGGCGGCATGGGCAAACCAAGTCGTCCGCATACATTCTATCGTGGATGGGAATGTAATACTTGTGGATATGATCCACGTGAAGATGCAGCAATTATTGAGATTGAAGATCCTTATCATCAGTTGCGTGTTGCTCGCGGTGTCATGCATGGTGACCATATACACTTAAAAAGCAAAGGCGGATCTAATACAGCAGACAATATTAATACGTTATGTTGTCGTTGTCATATGATAAAATCATATAAAGAAAAAGACTATCTAGGAAATCGTCAGGAGGCTTAAATGGCAACCACTGATAATAATGTACAATACGATATAAAACTGTTAGAAGAATTGCTGCCTTATTTAGGTTATTCAAAAAAAGAAAAAAAAGATTACCTCAGACTTGTACCAAGAGGGCATCTTCAAGTTGATCGTATTGCAGAAGAAGCAATGTCAAATTTAGGTACATACGATGCAGTTAGTATTGCTGGCATGGATTTTAGCGATGCTAGTGATAGCAAAACAGTTGTAAGCCAAATGCGCAATAACGATAAAAAAAGAGGACGATGGATACATAGTTTTGAAATACAAAATATACACACAAAAGTAGGTGCTTTAAGGGTGATCGGTTATAACAAAATACTGGATAAGTTTCATTATTTTTACATTCCCAGGCATGCATATGAACATTTAACTTTTAGTATAAGCATTGTACTAGAACAGTATACAAACAAGCACGACAACAAAGAACCAGCATGGACTGGTATTCCTCAAAAAAAATCTAGGAAGTTTTGGGCATATGAATGTGAAAGTTTCCTAGAAATGGCAACCAAAACAGGTTGACACAATCCTATACTGTGTTATATTAATATAGTAAACAAAGGAGACGAGTATGCCGAAAAGTACTGCAAACACTAAAAACATTGATCTTCCAGTTGGTTTTGAAACTGTACCTGAAGAAGACTTTCAAGCACGTGAAGCACTAACTACTGCCCGTGTTAAGATGTTGCTAAAAACTAGTTGGTTTGGTACAATGGCTACTCGTTTGCCGCTTGTGAACTCAGATGCATGGCTAAACACAGCTGCAACAGATGGCAAGTATTTTTACTACAACTCCAAGTTTATTAACATGCTAAAGCCAGGAGAACATATCTTTTTGTTTGGACATGAAGTACTACACAATGTATACGAGCACCTAGGTCGTAGTAAGCAGAACAAACATAATCCTATGCTCAGTAACATTGCCGCAGACTATTGTGTAAACAGAGATCTTAAAGAAAATCGTATTGGTACTTTTATTACTACTGTACCTGCACTATATGATCGCAAGTATGATGGCTACAGCATGGAAGAAGTTTATGATGATCTTTATGAAAATGCTGACAAGATCGACATTGAAGATTTAGTTGACCAGTTGTTAGATGAACACTTGGATGGCGAAGAT